ATGCGATTACAGAGATAGTAGTTAGGATAGGAATCATTTCTTTTTAGCAGTTTTAGCAGCTCTTCGGAAGTTAGCAGCAGAAGGTGATCCTTTGCTGCCAGGTTTCCGCATCTTCTCGCCGGAGCCCTCGGCGATTCTTTTACGTTTGGCGTGGATGTTAGCGTAGAGACCTTGCTTAGCCATCAGCGCTTCTTCCCGCCACCGCCTTTGTGTCCTTTTTTACCGCAAGCCATGATTAAATCTCCATTGTGTCTAGTGCATTTAGTGCGTCGTAAGCACGACGATTGCCCAAAAAGGGGAGCATCCCGGTGAGAAGGTTTTTAACACTTTCTTTATCACCTAGTCTCCATCTCCATTGGGGTTTGTAATGGTCTTTATATACTTTTTTGGGGTGAACATATCCACCGGCGAAGTCTTGAATTTTTTCAATTACATCCAAGTCAGTACTTGAAATATTGAGCCTGTAACTACGAGCGGATGTTTTTTCAAGACACCCTTCTCCTTCGTACATACCGGCCATCCAAGCAATATTCATCACCAAATACCCGGAATGATTTGGCCGGTCAATGCATAAGCGCCAATAGCAGCCACGAAGCCAAGCATAGCAAGGCGACCGTTGAGCAGTTCAGCACGTTCGTTATGTGGTACACCGTAGGTATGGTCAGTCATAATAATAGGTGGTTCTTTTGCAAAAAGGTTATCAGTAGTCAAGGTCAGACCTCTCAAGTTTAGCGTAGACATCCTGACGATACGCAGGATCTGTGTCGTACCGTGGATCAGCCATAGCACGAACAACTTCGGCTTGGCTACGGAAGACATCTTTCTGAGTTGATGCAGGCTTACCAGTCAATAGCTCACCTTCAATACCATTGGCATCTTGGTAGCGATTAAACAAAGCTTGAACAGCAAAGGACATGGCGTTCTTATCACCGTTATCCATCACTGCATCATACATCTCAATCTCTTGTTGGGATAGATTCTCTCCTGCCCAACGCATCATATCACCGTAGCTATCGTCGCCACCAGCAATACCACGGAGATCAGAAAGGTCAGACTCAGTAATCTCTACAGGTTCTGCAGAGTTCTTCTCAACACCTGCTCGGTACTCAAGGTACATCTTAGCAAGATCAGCAGGTGCCATCTCTTGGATAGTCTTGAGAGTTTCTTCGGAGAACTTACCGTTGACTCCTTCTTCCCAAAGAGTTTCGAGAACACTTACTTGAGTAGGTTCTTCATCAACCTCTTCATCTACTTCTTGTTGTGGTTCTTCAGTTGTATCACGTGAACTAAACTTCTTTTGAAGTTCAATATAAGCCTGTTCTAGTTCTTCTGCATCTCGGAACTTACCAGCCAATAACTCTTCCTGAGCAGACATTGCTTGTTCGCCAAGAGCTAGGGACTCTTGTTCTTCAGCAGTCAGTTCACCTTCAGGTGTTTCGTTAGGATTGTACGTCAGAGTTGTCATTAGAAGTGGCGTGGATTACTTTGAGATTACCGAGACCAACAGTCTCTACATAGTTTGTAGAACGACCCAGAGTTGGCTTACCAATCTTAGCTTTGGGAGCATACTTATTGACTGGTGTAAACTCTGGTGTCGTTGGGGTTTCAGCTTTACTGCGCTGGCGGCGCTTCGGAGCTTGCTTGTTGTCCATTGAGTTGTGGGTTTTTGGATGGGTCATTAATAGGTGCGGAAGCTAGTTGACCAGCTTGCTTAGCCAGCTCCATCTGTTGCTGTTGTTGCATCGCTACTGCCTCTTGCTGTTGCACCTCTTGCATAGACTTCACAAGGTTCAGGACATCAATACCTTGTGCAGCTGCAAGTCGTTTAATTACTTCCTCAGGATTAACATAGGTCTGAATAGCTTCTGGACCCATGGTCTGAGAGATAGTAAGGAGGAAAGCACTGAGGCTTTCTCGGTCTTGTCCACGACCAAGTGCATTGATACCAGCCACAATGGTTGGCCTGACAATACCTTTGGGAATACGTGGGATGTCTCCAGTCTTTTGATAGACGGAGAGCTTTCTATTCAAATAAGGAACAAGGAAGTCAACAGTAAGCATACTAAATAGACCACCAAGTTGTTGCTCAAGTTCAAGTTGAGTCATCCTGACTTCTTCAGCAGTCGTACGCTCACTGTCTCGTACATTCATAATGAGGAATGCATCAGACAAACGTCGTTCAAGCTGGGCTGACATCTCGTAGGCTGTCCTGAAGTCAGCAGTTTTACCAACCTGTACAACACCAATGTCATCAGGTCGTCCTTGGACAATCGCACCGTTGCCTGCAGCAGCCAGCGTGGAGGGTTTGGTAGTGCTTGAGGGTGATACCATGAACACTACTTTAGCAGCTGCTGCTGAGCCTTCTACAAGTGCCTGAGTGAGTGCTTCCAGGGATCGTAGATCACCCAGAAACTCTTCAACTCTACCTCGTCCATACATTTCACCATCAACTGAATTGAACCGAAGTGCAATCCAAGGTGTGGTCTCAACAGGTGACTTACCAAATGACTTGGGTAGCTTCTTACCATAAACCTCTTGGTACCAAACGTAACGATTGTTCTCACGTTTGACGTGTGTGTAGATGTCTACTTCATCACGTTGATTATCAGAGTAATCATTACCAGCAGGCTTTACATCTTTATCTTCTTGGGGAAGTTGATCTTCAATGAGTTCTTTTGATACTCGTTCTTTGGTAACAATTTCAATTACATTGCCGTCACCATCACGGTCTACAACGTAGCGATTCAACGGGTACAACCGAAGACCTTCTTTACCCATGTAGATCAAAGCATTACCACCAACAATCAAATGCTTGAGTGCTTGGTGAACAACGACACGGTCATCACTGGCAGCAATCGCTTCCATGATGGTTCGTTCAATCTTTGCAAATGCTAGATCAAGTTCTGATTTAATGTTTGGATCGTATTGACCAAGCATACCTTCATCCACTTGTAGCTTGAAGAAGCTAGTCTGTGGAGGAAGCAATGCAAGCATCAGTTTAGATGCCAGAGTAACTACACCTTTAGCTCCAACACTTTGCCAAGGAGATGGTAGAGGTTGTGCTTGTTTGGTGAAGTCATCATCATCACGAATCAGATAAGGTAGAGTTAGGTCAGATGCACGACGTGCTACGTTGAGATATTGGTTGCGGTCTCCAGTAAGGAAATCATACCTTTGTTTAGCGGACATTAGATGTTAACACCTCCAGCAGAAAGACCACTAAGTGCAGGACCAAGTGCTGAAGCGATGCTCATAGGACTCAAACTACCTCCAGCGCTACGCATGTAGCTACTACGAGGACGACTCCTTATCATCTGTGCAAGACGGATTGGATCAATGTTGTAGTTCTGACCAACACCATACAGTCGTGGTGCTTCTGCATTCAAAACATTATCAAACATAGAACCAAACTGTTCCATCAATTGCTGCTGTTGAGTTTGATAGCCACCCATCATCTCACCAAGCGCATTCTGGAATTGGTCAAGCATATCCATATATTGCTGATCGCCTGCACTAGTACCGCCCATACCGAAATCATCCATTACGGTAGTAGCAGGTGCAATAGTTTCAGTTGCAGTTTCACCACCACCTTGCTGAGCAATAGTAGGTGCTGCAGCAATAGGTGCTTGACGTTGAGACTTAGCACGAACTTGACCGCCAGGACCAATCTCCATACCACGGCTAAGTAAACCAGTACCAGGAGTACCGATCATTGTTCTACCAGACTGTGGATTGCGTTCTGGTCTTTGTGTACCGACCATACCTCGAAGGGCTTCAGTAATACCTCCTTCCTGAAAACCTCGCATTCCAAGGTTTTGACCAGCAAGACTGATGTTACCAAACGGAGATTGCTGGATAGCTTTAGTTAGCAGGTTAGCTGCTCCACCACCAAGCCCAGCTTTACCACCAAGTTTTTGGAATTGATTGACAATTTGTCGTGGTGAGTATTGATCAAGAAGTCCTTTGACTTCCTTACGTCCAAGGTTTTTATCGGCAGTCATTCCTTTCAATTGACTACGAAGACCTCCACCTTGACGCTCTTTCTTTTGTTTCTGTTGGCCGCCACTAGTAGCAGCCATTTCTGCAGGAGCAGTATAGGAACCAAGGCCTAACTGTGCTCGAAGGTTTGTCGGATCTTTAATCGGAGCTCCTTGAGTGTAAGCAATCAGACCGTCACCAATGTCAGTACCATAGATGTTACCACTAGACCTTTCGGCAGCAGTAAAATTAATGTTAGGAGTTTCAGTATCAGGTGTTACCTGAAAAGATTTAGGGGTAATTTGCATCTCAGTTGCCGGAGTGTTCTGAGCTGCTGCCCGTGCATCCCTCCGCCTTTGTTGAGCTTTACTTACTTTCTTTTTAGCCATCGTTTTCTAGTCGTTGTTGAATCCACTCTACAACTGAACGTTGACCGGAGCGGTACATAATTAATGATTGTGAATCATTAGGTGTGGGTGT